TTGGTGGCTGGAAAACAGAAACCATGATAATGAAGAATTTAAGGCATGGTTGAAAGAACAAGGTACTGAAATTCAGAAACACGATTCCTACTACCCATGGTTGGATTTTGAGAGTCCTCTTGCAGCAACCCTCTTTAGGATCATGTGGGCGGATAGTGTTGTTTCCACGCAACACTAGCCTATTTTCTGCTTGACTTTGGACATGGTTCATGTATAATGGAACCATGATGAAAAAAGATGTTATATTCTATATTAAGTGGTTCGCTACTTTCACCACTATTATCGGTGCCTTATTAACCAGTTTTAAAATGGATCCATATAATATTATATTTTTTAATATTGGTGCGTTATCATGGTTAATCGTGGCTATTAAGTGGAAAGAATATTCTCTTATATTAATTAATGCAGTATTATTAGCGATTTATTTGGTGGGATTATATGTTGCGTAAAAAACGGTCTGACCGTAACCATGTATTATATCGTGTTATTTGTGCCGATACTGGAGACTCGTACATTGGTCTAACCGTTGCACAGGGTCAAGCGTTTGTTCGGTCAGTTAAGGTTCGCTGGCAGAAACATGTTAGCCGTGCGATGAAAGAAAATAAAGATTGGTCTTTTTGTTCTTTTCTCCGTGACAATATTGAGGCTGAATATCGGTACGAAGTTTTGGAAATTGTTCGTGGTAGAAAACCAGCTCATCAGCGTGAGCGACAATTAATCCAGAAATTAGAACCCACTTTGAATACTTTTTAGGAGAATAGAATGAAAGTTGTAATTAATAATTGCTATGGTGGTTTTAGTTTATCGGAAGCGGGAATTGCTCGCTACCTGGAATTGAAAGGCATGGAATTAAATGATAACTTCTATGACCGTGATATTCCTCGGGACGATCCTATTCTAATTCAATTGTTTGAAGAAATGGGTGATGCTGCAAATGGATTTGCTGCTGATTTGAAAATCGTAGAAATTCCAGATGATGTGGAATGGCAAATTGAAGAATATGATGGTAATGAATGGGTAGCTGAGACCCATAGGACTTGGAGCTAGTATGTTAGAATGTTTAATAATTGGTGATAGCATTGCTGTAGGAACAAAACAGTTTGCGCCACATTGTCAATTACAGGGCAAAGGCGGTATCAATACTTGGCAATTTAATAAAATGTTTCCGGGTTCCTTTTATGCCGATACTCTGATTATTAGTTTAGGTTCCAATGACCATCAGTATGTTAAGTCCTATGATGAGCTATTTGAGATGCGTCAGCGAGTTGGTGCTAAAAATGTTTTTTGGGTGTTACCAGCAGGTAATCTAAAAGCTAGTAATGTGCCTATTGAACGGATACAGAATATAGTAAAAGAAATCGCTAAGTATTATGGCGATACGGTTTTGCCAATTAGTGGGCTACAAACCGATGGTATTCACCCTAGTTGGTCAGGTTATAAAAATATTGTGGAAAGAACAAAATGAAATTTTTACCAACAAGGTTGTTTTGGGATATTGCCACCATTTTGGCAATGGCAGCTGTAAATGTATCAATCGTAGCATTTGTTATATATCTTTTTATTAGAGGTTAAAAGTGAAAGTTAAATTTTTGTTATTGTGTAGTGTTGTAGTTTTAGCTGGTTGTTCTTCATCACCTAAAGCACCCGTCTACAAATTGAGTGGTTATACCGGCCCGGAAGCAATGCACCGAAATGAGGTTGTTCAAGCTGCTCGTGAATGCATTCGTGCTCGCCTCCGACCTAATGTTGAATATACTGCACAAAAGGTTGACTCTGGCGGCCGTGTATTAGTTCCAGTTAATGTACATTGTGAACCTTACTAAAATGAATTTATTTGATAATTTAGCATCCGTTGGAATTACAGCAAGCATCCTTCAATATGCAGTATTTGCTATTATCTGTGTATTTGTATTAGGGTTTATTTGGAAATATGTTGTAATTGGCGCAGGTATTATTTTTTGTGTTTATGTTTTAGCCATGCCAGTTATGGGAGTGAAAAACGAAGCAATAGCAGAAGCTAATGCTACAATATTAAAAGTTCCGGTTCTTACGGAAGAAGATAGAATCCAAAAAGAAATAGATAGGAATAAGCCATTATTTTTAGTTGATTGCCAGCGATATGGTGACTATACTAAGCAGGAATGCGAAAAGATTTGGGACGAACGATCAAGTTCACCAAAAGAAGATTAATGTTGTATTTTTACAACAAGGCTATTGACTTTAGTACAGAATCGTGTATAATGGTACCTATCAAATGTGAAAGAGATTATTATGAAAGTTGAAAAATTTGAAGTCCGTGATGTTATTCGTTCCTATGATTTTAAACCAATGATTGGTCGTGAGGATTGTTTTGTTGAAGGTGAAATTTTAGAAATCACCAAAGAGCAAGGCTACAATGCTTATAAAATCATGGTGACAAAAGATTCATGGTCGGATGCGGAAGATAAAGGTCGCTTCGGTAAAATCGTTTATTGCCCTGTTGCGGTGTTTCATAACGATTATCCCGGCCGTATTATTAATTTATCAAGAATTTAAAATGAAGGTCGTTTGGTTTCTCCTAGTATTTTTTGTTATCATTCTACCTTTTACTTTTTTTATATGGGCTGCAAATGAAGAAAAGAAATCCTATTGCAAGAGACCTACGGACTTCAAAGTACCGTATGAGAGTAGTTGTGTCAAAGAAAATTTACAACCGAAAGAAAAGAATTAATGGATCAATTAACAGCTTGTGATGGGTTCTATTTGCTTCCCGGCGATGATGGTGAAGAAGAATATTCTGTAAAATTATCTTATTTTAATTTTCCTAAACGCTATGCCGGCGGAAAAAAGCTAGACGGTTCAAAGATTGGTGAAATGTATCATGTAGCTTTCTTTAAAAAAACAGAAGATAGCTTGCCAGAACTAGAAACTACATTTGAAGCAATTTTTATTGACCCGGAAGAATATGTAAAAACACTCATTGGCCTTGATATATATGGTTGCTTCGTAAAAAAGACTGAATATTCACACAAATGGTTTAGTGATTACTTAAAACACGCAAAAAATAATGTTAAAAAATTGAGAAAAGAGAAACAAAATGAAAATTGAAACAACTAAAAAATTTATTGAGTTCACCGATGAGGAATCTCGTGATTGGTTGCGAGTTTTGTTGACAGAGCGTACAATATCTTTGACTTTTACTAAAAAAAATGGCGAAAATCGTGTCATTCAAGCTACACTCAACTCAAAATTAATTCCAAATTCTGAAAATTCAGTCGGAAACACAAAAAAACGAAAAATTTCTGAAGAAGCACAGCCGGTGTATGATGTTGAAGCAAAAGGCTGGCGAAGTTTTCGTTGGGATTCAATATCAGGAATTGAATTTTCTTTAAAAGACAAAGAATTATTGAAATAAATGAAAAATACTATTTTTTTAGTTAGTGCAGGTGTCTTTGCAATGTTGACGATAGCCTTCCTCATCATTATTACACCAATTTTCACAATTTGGGCATTAAACATTTTATTTCCTATGTTAAATATACCATATTCACTAGAAACTTGGGCGGCTGTCGTTATTTTATTTTGGATTTTAAAATTAAAAATATTTGTGAAAAATTAGGATTTATTTTATGAAATATATTGTTGAAAGTATCGGCATCTTTCGTATGGTTCATGTGGTTGAGGCTGAAAATAAAGATGAAGCATTCCGTGTTGCTCATGTAGCTGATGACAATTGGCAAGAGCACTTAGGTGAAATGCGAATTGATGTTAGTGAATATTCCGAAGAGCAGATTACACATTTTAAGAAAAAAGAATATTTTTGGGATGGAGTTGCTTTTAAAGATGAAGATGGTTTTGTTGCTTATATTCATCCAAACGGTGAAGTGGTTAAAAATAAAGATAGAAAGATTTAAGAGTAAAGTAATATTGAAACGCATTCAGGTAGGCATGCCAACATTTTTTCTTACCGGAAAAGATCAGAGTGTGTTTCAATATTAATTTATGGAAGTGTGTCTGAGTGGTTTAAGGTACCGCACTTGAAATGCGGCGTGTTGAAAAGCACCGTGGGTTCAAATCCTACCACTTCCACCATCAATTTTAAGGAAATGTTATGCCAGCAGTATTTCTCGTTAGCGACACACATTTTGGCCACGCTGGTGTTTGTCGTTTTACACACGGTGACACCGGAGTGAAGATTAGACCATGGACTGATCCTGATGAAATGGATGAAGCGATGGTCAAACTCTGGAATGAAAGAGTAGGAAAGAATGACAAAGTGTACCACCTTGGCGATGTTGTGATGAAACGCAAGAGCCTTGGCATTATGCGTAGGCTGAATGGTGACAAAGTATTGATTCGTGGTAACCATGATATTTTTAAAGATGATGAATACCGTGAACATTTCAGAGAGCTTCGTGCTTATCATGTGCTAAACGGAATGATTCTTTCACATATTCCACTTCACCCAAGTAACCTGGGAAGATTTGGTGTAAACATTCATGGGCACCTCCATACGAACCGTGTTATGAAGGCTAAAGGTATTAATTATCCGACTGGAGAAATTATCTACAGCGAAACAGAGATTGATCCACGATATCATTGTGTATGCGTAGAACAAACAGATTTTACACCGATTCTTTTTGAAGATGTAATTAAGAGAATTGAAGCACAAGGTGGTAAGGTAGGTTTTCACAACGGAAATCAATAGTGCGATGGCTGAGTGGTCAAAAGCAACGGATTGCAAATCCGTAGAATCGTCAGTTCAAATCTGACTCGCACTTCCACTTTAGAATTCTGCTGTTAGTATAATGGATAATACATAGAGCTTCTACCTCTAGAATGTGGGTTCAATTCCTGCACGGCAGGCCAATTTAAAAGGAAATAATATGAAAAGATTACTTATTATTTCGTTATTGTTTTTTTGTGCAAAGATTTTTGCTTCGGAGATTTATATAACGCCAAATATTAATGGCTTTAGCATAATGTTAACAGAGAAGAATTGTCCATATCTTCAAAATAGTGTTTTTAGATTAGCTTATGCTAAAGAAGAAAATATCACAATAACCGGATGTTGGACTTCAGATTCAGATGTAGTAGTAATTATTTGGAATATTAACGGTGCTGTTTTTCAACAAATATATAATGTTTCAGATTTTCAATTGATGAAGATTATTTAATTGCTCGGTTCGTCTATTTGGTTAGGACACCGCCCTTTCACGGCGGTAAGACCAGTTCAATTCTGGTACCGAGTGCCAAAGTTTTATCTGAGTGTAGTGTAGTCTGGTAACATACCTGGTTTGGGACCAGGCGTCCAAGGTTCAAATCCTTGCATTCAGACCATAGTTTTATTGTCTAGTAGCTCAGTTGGTAGAGTAGATGACTGTTAATCATTTGGTCGCTGGTTCGAGCCCAGCCTAGACAGCCAATATTGCCCTGTTAGCAGAGTGGTAATGCACCTCACTTGTAATGAGGGGATCGGCGGTTAAATTCCGTCACAGGGCACCATCTTTATGCGAGATTAGTTTAGTGGTAAAACTCCTTCCTTCCAAGTAGGTGTCATCAGTTCGATTCTGATATCTTGCTCCAGTTTTAGTAAAAGTTATCGCGGGGTGGAAAAGTTGGCATTTCGTCAGTCTCATAAGCTGAAGGTCGTCGGTTCGAATCCGACCCCCGCAACCAAACAATAGGAAAGATATGTCGAAACTAACAGATACACTCAGAGCAGCATTAGAAAAGAAAAAAGGTCATCATCACGTTGAACCGGATGGTGCTCCTAGTGTAGAAAAGAAAGCCAGGAAAACAGGTGCTACTACGCCGGTTAAAAAGCCGCCTGCTAAATCGGCAGGGCGTGGTAGATGAAACCCAAGTTATTACAAGCCTATATGAAAACTGCAGAAACATTTGCAGAGCTGAGTCATGCTCGAAGACTGCATGTTGGTGCTATTGTGGTCAAGGATGACCGTATCATCAGTATTGGCTATAATGGTATGCCAGCAGGTTGGGACAACAACTGCGAAATCGAGGTCGATGGC